AGGACCCCAAGAGCGGTCAGTATCCGGTCGCCGGGCCTTATGAGATCAGCGGAAGTGCGAACTGGCACAACAAGCCGGATGCCTGCGTTTCGGTATGGCGTGAGCGCCGGCCGGATGTCAGGACATCCGAGGTCGAGATCCATGTCCAGAAGATCCGCCACAAGTACGTGGGCCGGATAGGCATGGCGAAGCTCGACTGGAACAGGGTCAACGGTCAGTACTCCGACCCAATGGCCTACAGGGATGAGTCGTGATGCCTGACCGCGTCTTTCGTGACGAGCTCCTGCGTTCCGAACGCTACTGGTCCGTGTCCATCGAGGCGCAGCGGTTGTACGTTCATCTGCTGTTGTGCGCCGATGACACCGCTCGATTCTCGGGCAAGAACTATACCGTTCGCGCCGCCTGCTTTCCGGGTCAAGCCGTCGAGCCCGACAAGCTCGAAAGGCACCTCGCCGAGCTCAACGATGTTGATCTGATCAGGTTGTATTGCGCAGGTGATGAGCGGTTCATCTTCATTCCGAGATTTCGCCAACGACTGCGATTCGTCAAAAGCAAGTATCCGGACCCGCCTAAAGGAATCAGTGACATAGAAGTAGAAAAGTCTGACTTAAGTCAGGCTCAAGACGGGCTTAAGACCGTCGCGAGTCAGGCTCAAGACGGCAGAAGTGAAGAGAAGAGAAGTAAAGCAACACCACGTGCGCCAACTGACGTTGGCTTGGCGGACGGGTTTTCGGAGTTTTGGTCTGCCTACCCCAAGAGGCGCTCGAAGGGCGAAGCCCTGAAGGCGTGGAGGGCATTGAAGCCGAACGAGCAGTTGCGAACCGAGATCCTTGCCGGTTTGCAGCGGGCCATGAACTCGGCTCAGTGGCGAAAGGACGATGGGCAGTTCATCCCCCACCCGGCAACCTGGCTTCGGGCGAAGGGTTGGGAGGACGAGCTGGATCAGACCGACGTGTCGTTTCGGCATGGGCAAGCGCGAGTAGGCGGTTTCGTGCCATGACCCCATCCCGACTCATCACGGCGACCGAAATCCTGGCCGCGAGCAAACCGATGCGGCGCATGAATCGCGAGGAACTGCGCGAGCAAAACAGGCGATGGGACGACCCACCGCGGAAATGCTCCACCTGTGGCCGTGAGAAGCCCGCCAGCGAGTTCTACACCGAAGGCGTTCACAACGGCCGGCAGATGTACTCGTACTCCTGCAAGCCCTGCGTTCGAACGGCTATGGCAATCCGGAGGCTCCATGTCCGTTGAATGGCAATTCTGGCTCCTGATGGCTTTGGCATTCGGTGTCATCGGGTGGGTACTGGTGAGGTATCGGTGAGATCCACTGCCCACATGTTCCGCGTCAAGAGCCTGCCTTGCGTCCTTTGTTCGAGGCTTGGCCGGGAGCAGACGAGCGTCACGGATGCCCATCACTTCACCGTCGGGCGAGCCAAGGGCACCAAGAACGACGACATGCTGACGTTGGCTCTGTGCCACGACGACTGCCACCAGGGTAGCCAAGGCATTCACGGGGACCGGACGCTGCTGCGTATCGCCAAGGTCGACGAACAGGATTTGCTGGCTGACACGCTCAGGAGCTTGTACGCATGAGCATCGACGACGCCCTGATCTACTGCGAGAAGTGTATTGCTCGGGCTAACAACCGGCGGACGGAGGGCAGACATGAGGAGTGCCGCCTAGCGCTGGAAGACCTCAAGTACTACACGAAACAGGCGTTGCAGTTGTTGGAGAGCGAGCATCAGAAAATACGGCCGCAAGGATAAGAACCATGCACAGATCGTCACCGAGTTTCAGCGACTGGGATGTTCCGTACTCGATCTATCCCCCATGGGTGGTGGATGCCCCGACATTTTGGTTGCTTTCTTTGGCCGTCTGGCTCTGGTGGAGATCAAGAACGGAGAGAAACCGCCCAGCGCAAGACGACTCACCGATGACCAGGTCAAGTTCTGGAATGGCTGGAAGTCGAATCCCAGGATTGTGAAGAACCTGGACGAGGTCAGGGAGTGTGTTGAAGGACTGGAGCGCGAGATAGAAATGCTAAGGAGAGCGGTATGAAGATCACGATTGGTACGTGTGAAGCTTGCAAGGGACCGGTTCAGGTGCCGGTGGTGTGGTTCGGGATTATTCCGCCTGTGCCTACCTGCGGATGTTGCGGTGCTGTGGCCAAGCAGAGTTACGGCCCGGTAATCCCCATGGAGCCGACCAAATGAACCGTCGAGGATTCCTAGGAGCAATCCTAGCCGCTGGTGTAGCGCCTGCAATCGTGCGGGCAGAGAGCCTGATGAAGATCGTCGTGCCGAGGCAGGAGCTGATCCTGCCGGGGATGTTTGCATGCTTTCCGAGGCCACTATCGGCTCCGGAGTTCTCGTTGCTGCACGAAGCTATCAAGAGTCGGCAATTCTCCGGGACAGTGGCGATGCTGGGCGGTCAAATGAAGGTATTCGACGGTCAGGACTGGATCGCGATTTGATGCGAGAAAGCATCGCTACGGCTTTGTACGACGGCCTTGGAGACGAGCCGGAGAAATCCACCCCCGTTACCCGCTTGGCAGCGTTTGCGGGCGCCAGCAGGCTAGGAACCGCCCTCTGGAGACTCAAGTACGCCAAGGACCTGACCTCGTACAACACAGCCCTGTTACTCCTCGTTAAGAAGCTTCCCAAAACCCTGACACGCTCCTACCGAACCAAGATTGTTGCCCAAGCCCTACAGGAGTGGTACGACGAGACCTGCCGAACCTGTTTAGGGGTAAGACACGTCATGGTCGAGGACAAGAAAGTACTGTGTGCAGCATGTGACGGATTGGGGAAACATCGGTATAGCGACAGGGAGCGAGCAGGACTGAGCGGAAACTGGCTAGCAGAGTGCTCCAAGATCATCAGCGAGCACGATATCGAGACGGATGTACGGACTAGGGAGAGGCTGGAGCGATGAAGACTGCCATCTACATCGAGGACGGGGTAGTACAGCTAGTCCTGACCGGGGAGAACGAGTTCGAGCGCAACGCACTGGGGACATTCGAGAAGAGTCCCATGAGCGCAGAACTGTTCACCGGCACCTTCTACGACTGTAGGGGAGGCTGGACGCGGCAGAGCGATTGGTGGCCCACGCAATACCAATGGGACCGCAGCAAGGAGCCGCAAAGCCTAATCATCCGCATGGCCAAGAGGGAGCCAGAAGTGCAAATAGTGGTGGACAAACCGTTGGAATCAGCGTAGAAGTGATCCTGAGACCATCCAAATATACCAAGTCGGTCTCGGGCCATACGACGGCGTCGTTCGCCCTGAAGAATCGCGGTGCTGGTGAACACGAGTATATACGTGACAAACGCAGCAATTTGGACTACTTTCCCTGTGCGTGACAGGTCGGACAAAGTGAAAAAGCCCCGCTATTTGCGAGGCTTCTTCGGTTTTGGCTGCGGTGGCACTTTCTTGGGCGCTGGCGGTGTTGCTAGCAGCCTTGCGAGGACTGCATCCTCGTCCGGTAGCTGCTCTGTGGGCGGTGAGGGCTGTTTAGCGGGCTTTGCGGGTTTGGTTGCCATGGGTGGAGTTTAGGCCATGGGTGCGGTGGAGATCACGCCGGAGATGGTTAGGGCTGGTTTGGGTGCTCTGTATGCGTCTGACTATGGCTCTCCGATTCCGTCTCACTCGGATCAGGAGGTCGTTTCCCGAATTTATCTTGCAATGACTCTTGAATCGCTACCCAAAGCCGTAGCAGATTCGACTGATGATCCGAAAAGCGGCGGGCAACCTCCATGACTTCGCTTGCTTTCATGGTGTGGTTTCCCCGTTTGACCGTGGCGTTTCGGCCCGCATTGAGATCGGCAAGCAAGGACTGCAGCGAGAGCTTTCCTTTCGATTCCCATGAACCGTGGATTACCGTATTTCGCAAGCTGTTGTCAGTTGTGATGCGTGAGTACAGATCCTCGAATGCGTCTGCTTGTTCCTTGTCCGGTATTACCGGCAAGACAAGTGTTCTCATTATTCTCAACTTCATTGCGAACATCTTTCCATCCAGTAGAAGCTCTGCGACGCGCTTGTCGCAGACGTCCTCGACGATGGCCTCGATGCAAAACTCCAGCATCGTGGACTCGAAAGCGAGGCAACCAATAGCCTTTAGCTGTTCGTTGGAGAACATGAATTCGCTGATCATGAGCGACGATACTCGATGAGTGTCTACTGGCTTGCGGAATGTTCAAGGTGCAACGAATTGCAGGCGCTTGAATCAGGTCAACCTATCCCTGCTTGCCGGTTCTGTGGTGGGGCTTTAGTTCTGCAAGTACAGCGTCACGTTCTTTCGGCGGCACATCCAGAAGAAACGCGAGACTACTGCCGCAAGGGCCTACAAGCCCCCGTAACTCAGAGGCCAGAGTGCCCGCCTGTCTAGCGGGAAGCCGCCGGTTCGATTCCGGTCGAGGGCGCCATTAGAACTCCATCGTCGGCGGACACATGCCCCGAGTCATGATATTTACAGTCTGTCCTGACACGGTATAGGTACATTGCCACCCCATCTGGCCACCGGGAAGAACAACAGGGGTCGAGCCGATCAGGATGCCGAGGACTGCGGAAAGCAGGATAGTCATGGAATCTCCAGTCTAGAGAGTGCTAGCTTTGCGGGAACGGGAGAGTCTTGCAGGGCTAGCACAGCCTGAAGACACCATTCAATAGTTTGGGTATGGCTACGGCCTTGCGAGAGGGCCTGTAGCGCATTCGTAGCCTCCGGGGATAGCCAGAGGTTAAGCCTCCGCCCGCCGCGCTCTACAAGCCGCTGGCGGGACTTGGCTACGTATTTACCGGTCATGCTGTGCTTTGCTTCGCAAAAAAGCTTCACTCTGAGAAATCCCGCTTTCTCGTAACTCCCGTCCATCACGGGAGTAATAACGGACGTTGGCCCATGTCTTAGCTAAGGCATTAGCGGCATCTGTTGCGTACTCTTTTTTCGGCCATGCCCATGCCACGCGGTCACGCATGTGTTGCGGAATCCATGCGGCTCGAAAGTTAACCAGTCTTTTGTAATTGGTGAACTTTTGGACATAGCGCCCGGACTTGCTCAGTCCAGAAACAAACGGGCATAAGGCATCGCCATTGCAATAGTGAATCCAGACCTTTGTCCCAGTCCGCAGCACTCTGTCGCTTTTTACGTTTGCCACTATCCCGTAAGCGAGTTCATCAAGCATTGCTGATGTATACGAAGTTGTACGTATAAATGCCTAGAAACGGTTACAGGAACAGCTCTGATGCTCCGACTCTACAAGCCGCTGGCGGGACTTGGCTACGTGTTTAGCGGTCATGCTTGCCAGGCCAGTCATGCAGAGTATTGAGTCCGTCTTTGAAGCGCCAGATAAAAGGGGCAGAGTCGGCTCCGCTGTCAAACGACATCCAGCACAGATTGCCCTCGGTTCTGATGACTGTGCCGGTTTCGTGTCCCTTGTATGTGATTCGATCGCCTGGGCGCGGGGAGTTCATTAGGCTGCCTCGCGAGCGGTAACAATCGGGGCCATGCTATAGCTGCCCCAAGGCTTGACACACTCCGAGCCGTCATAGAACGAACCGATACGGAGGGTCTTGCCGTCGGCGGTCTTGATCGTCTTGGCGGTCCTGCTGACCACGGACACGCGGATGATGCAGTCGTGATCGCCAATGCTGCGGGTCTGGTAGGTCTTGCCGGCTTCGAACTTGTTCATCTCTATCTCCCTAGTTAAGCCCTGTTAGGCCCATTTCTGGGCCGGTCTGGTTAGCGGTAGATCCAGAATCCTTGCTTGATCCCGTCGGCTGCCAGATTCGCGGAGACGGTGGAGAAGCAGAGAGTCCCGCGCTGGGACTTGGCAAACCGGAAGGAAGTCTTGGCGATGCACTTGCCGACCACGATCCCTGCGATGTGCTGGAGGTTGTCTCGGATGTTCATTTGTCGCTCCCTTGTTAAGCCCTGCTAAGTGCAGTGCATGGGAGACATTAGGCGCCTAACATGAGAGATAGTCAATACCCCAACGAAAGAAAGTTGATAAGTCCTTGAAACGAGGCCGATCAATTTGCAAATCTGGATAGTCCAGCGCAGAGCTAACTCAAGTCCATTCCTGGACAACGAACTACAGCCCAACTGCGAGAAACTCGGGAAGATACAGGCACGTACCTACAACGACGCATGGAAGATATGGGAGCGGATGAACGAGGCGAGCGAGTTCACAAACGTGAGGGTGCTGAACCGTGGCTGACGCCTACGAACAATTCCAATGGCTCAAGGCCCGCAAACGCTCCACAGGACACGCTGAGATGACCCAGGAAGACCTGGATGCGTGGCTAGAGCTGGTAGGCCCGGCTAAACCCCACACAGGCCCTACCGAGCCCATACAGGACGTATGGAGGGATCTGTGAACTGGACGCTAGGTGACCCGCAGACCACGGAGATCCAAGCCACCTACAACGCGCTCCCGTGGCATCACCAGATCGCGTGGGACGTGTACAGCAGGGCATTCGAGCGTGCCTGATAGCGCATACGTACCGGTAGACCCGGCCAAGACAGGCCGCCCACACCCGTACATGCCTGTACCTGCTGACCAGAAGGCAGAGATAGTCGAGGACGCCAAGGGCCGCATCATGGACGGCCAGACCCTCAAAGAGATCGCCGAACACCATGGCGTAAGCAAGCAGGCCCTGTACACCTGGCTAGCAGGTCTGGGCGACGAATACCAAGAGCTAAGAGCGCGTTGGCTCGACAATATGCTGGTCAATGCAGCGAACAGGATAGAAGAGGCCGACAACGCTCTTGACCTCGCGCGTGGGCGCGAACTGTTCAGAGTAGCGACATGGCATGCCGAACGCCGCGACCCTCAGAGATACGGCCAGCTCGCCAATCTCCCCGTAGGACCAGGTATCAGCATCCACCTGAACATGATCCGAGAGGGCAAGACCATCGATGCTGCGGTGCTCACTGGACATAATAGCCAGACGGCACAGATCGAGGACGTGCAACCTACTGATAAGTAACGATTGGTGCAGTGTGCATACGCATAATCATCAGTATGTACAATCCCAACTCCTGGTGTGAGTGACCACTGGGGCGGGGGTAAGGAATCCCTTTTTCCTGGGCTGAGCGTCGAGGCGAAGGGGGTAGGGGTGGAACGTTCCATGGAGATGCTTAGGTATCCCACGCGTTTCCATAGTTGGATCGGTTACCCGACAGGTGGGTGCCGTACCACTCCTATCCGAAAAGAGGGATTCACCGTATCTCAGGTGGGTTCTGGGCTGACTGTGTCTCGGGTTTGATCGGGGACAGGACGGCTCGAATTGAATTAACCAGAGACCTTCCTGGTTATTCAATTGGCCCTCACACGGACTCGAAGGAGGATGTGGAAACCCTCCTGTTCTACCTCACGGACAAACCCAAGTCCTGTGGGACGACGGTGTTCGTCCCGAAGAAACCGTTCCGGTGCGACGGAAGAAAGCACCACAAGTTTGAAGACTTTGAAGTCGTGAAGACCGCTCCCTTCCTACCGAACAGCTTTTACGGCCATGTGAGAAGCGATGTGAGCTTCCACGGGGTATTTAAGACTACAGAAGTCAGACACTGTCTGGCGATCACTTATAGGGATTGAATGCCATTCACGATTGAGTACGCAGCGGACGGGAGGCCAGTTCGTGTTGTGGATAGCGATCCCAAGACACCAGGAGCCAGCTTGTACGCGCCTATACGGATGAAGAGTCAGTTGTTTACTGCTGACGGTACGTTCTCGGTTCCATCCGATGTCTACATGGTTTGGATTCAGGCCAGCGCTGGAGGCGGTGGGGGAGGAGGAGGACACGCCACCGGAGGTGGTGGTGGTGGTGGTGGGTCTGGTTCCGGCATGAACATGTACCCATGTGCGGTTACACCGAATTCCGCGCTGACGATTGCCATTGGATCAGCTGGGACCGTGGGATCTGTCGGCGGTGCCGGCGGGAACGGGGGCGAGACAACGATATCGGGGACAGTTACGCCAATCCCCAGAATGCGTGGCGGCGATGGTGGGGCGGTCGGAGGAGCCACGAACGGTGGCGCTGGCGGGAATGGGGGGAGCAACAACCTGGCAGGCGGATCTGCCGGCGCCCCAACCGGCGGCGCTGGGGCGTGGTCTTCTGCTACTGCTGTGGGACCGGCCCCTGGGTTCCTGCCGGGCGCTGGTGGAGGTGGTGGTGGTGGAACTACTGGGACGGGCGGGCTTGGAGGCTCAGCAATTGACCGTAAGGGCTCAGCCGGGGCTGGAAACGCTTCTGGTGGTGGTGGTGCGGGGTCCTTATTCGGGAACGGTGGCGTAGGCGGCGTCTCTGGATCGACGGGCGTAGCGCCCACAATCGGTTACGGCGGAGGAGGAGGTGGTGGTGGTGCGAATGCTACCGGAGGGGCTGGTGCTGCCGGCTTCGTAGTCATCTTCTATGCTCAGTAATGAGGGCGGCGTTTTTTGCCGTCACGGAAGGGCTTTCCGGCACGTAGGAGTTAACGGCTACGACCTGTTCTATCGGTATCTCAATGGGTATGGAGATTCCCCCAGGGTTTACCGAACAGCGTTTTCTTACCTTAAGGGGTATGGAATCAAAGTGTGCCGGTCCATCATCAACGGGCCGTGGCCGAATGAGTACGACACTTATTACAACTCCCCGAGCACGTACCACTCCAGATTGCTGGAGCTTCTAGATGAAGCAGCAGAGAACGATATTTCCATTGTTCTATCTTTTTCGCCGCGGTGGGCGAGCATTTCCGACAGGAATGCGGAGAACATCGTGGACTGGACGGACTCTGGAAGTGCCACAAGGACGGCTTTCGCTGACTATGTAAGCGACATCGTTTCCACTTACAAGAACCACGAGGCTTGTGGCGCTTGGGAGCTGGGTAACGAATGGAACTCTTACATAGACGGCGCAACCATTGACCTTCCTGCTGTCAGCGTTCCAAACGACACGTTGGGGTCGTATTCGGCGCCGGATGATTCCCTCAACGAAGCGCGGTATTTGATCGTCGCTCAGGCGTTTGTTGACGCCTGCTCTGGAGACACATCGAACCGGCTGCGGATCTCGGGGAATACGGTCGGCAGGGTTCCTGCGGCGGCCGGTTGGCCTGGGTACATGCCCAAAGCATTAAGGGAGCACGTCGCTTTCAACGCGATCTGCGTGCATACCTATCCGGATGCGAATTCATCCCCGGGGAATCATTGGGGACAAGACGCGCAAGGTTTCGGTGGGGCGATGACGGCGTGGAACAACATGGCGAAGGAACACGGGAAGATTCTCGTTGTTGGGGAATTCGGTGTTTCGAATAGTTATTCCAGTGGCGGAAGCGACCAAAAACAGGTGTTCAGACGCATGATCAACGGTATGGCGTCCGTGCCGCTTTCATTGATATGGAACGTGTGTAATCCAGCAGCTACGACAGTCGGGACGACGTTCGCCATTTGGCCCGGATACAACGACTGGATGCTTGAAATGGCTCGCTCGGCTAACTTTTAGTTGGAAGAGATCAGTTACACCCCTGCGGGGCCGGTAGTCTGGGATTTCCACGATTCAAAAGCGTTCGTTTCGGCCTTGATGGGGCCGGTCGGCTCTTCTAAAAGTACCGCTTGCATCATGCAAATGTGCAAGAAGGCGATGGAGCAGAAGCCCCACAACGGGAAAAGACAAACCCGTTGGCTCGTGATGCGAAACACCTATCCCGAGCTTAAAAGCACCACGATCAAGACCTTCCTTGAGTGGATGCCGTTCGTACAGATGAAGTACGACGCCCCCATTACTGGAAACTGCTCTGTCCCTCTTCCGGATGGGACTGTGGCGGAAATGGAGTTCATCTTCCTTGCTTTGGAGAGGCCGGACGACGTTGGTCGTCTCAAATCTTTCGAAGCCACTGGGGCGTGGATGAACGAAGCCGGGGAAATGGCGAAAGCCATCCTCGACATGGCTGCGCAACGGGTCGGACGGTTCCCAGCGAAGAAACGGGGAGGGCCTACGTGGTCCGGTGTCCTCTTAGATACAAACCCTCCAGACGACGATTCGTGGTGGTTCCGGATCTTCGAGGAAGAGAAACCCAAGGGCTACCAGATCTGGAAACAGCCTGGGGGTTTGATTGAACGAGACGGGAAGTGGGAACCCAATCCCGACGCAGAGAACATTGAGAATCTACCCGGCGGTCACGAGTACTACTTACGGCAGGTTGCAGGGAAAACCAGAGAGTGGATTCGAGTCTTTCTGGGTGGACAGTACGGGACAGTATCGACTGGGAAGCCTGTATTCCCCGAATACAACGATGAAGTCCACTGCAAAGAATTCGATACTTTGCCTGGACCGATACTCCTGGGATTTGATTACGGGCTCACGCCCGCATGTGTCGTCACCCAGGTATCTCCCCGCGGGCAACTACTCATCGTTGACGAGCTGTGTTCCGAGGACATGGGCATCAGACAGTTTGCCCGAGACGTAGTCAAACCCTACCTCTCGACGATGTATCCGCGGAATTCAGTTCAAGCCGTCGGAGACCCGGCAGGGATGAACCGTTCTCAGACTGAAGAGAGAACGTGCTTCATGGAACTCGCTGACGAAGGTATCCCGGCGATGCCGGCGATCACGAACGATTTCGTAGCCCGTAGAGAAGCGGTAGCGAAGTTTTTGACTCGGATGACCGATGGCAAACCGGCTTTAATGGTCCATCCCAGAGCCAAGATGATCCGTCGTGGTTTTAACGGCGCCTATAACTATGAACGGGTTCTGGTGACTGGTACTGAGAGATACAAGGACCGCCCGAACAAGAACAAATACAGTCATCCGATGGACGCCGTTCAGTACGCCGCTCTACATGCGAACTCGGTGAACCTGAACGACTGGAGTAAGCAAAAGATCGTGTACGGACCGAGTGGCATCGTATGAGCATTGAAATGAACAACCGGATCAAGGGACTCCGGATCGATGTGGATGAACTGAAGAAATCGCTCCAAGAGGTGATTCGAATCCTTCAGTCATCCGAAACCGCTGCTTCACTGACTCCCAGAGTGGAGAAACTGGAAAACCAATACCGCATGCTCAACGCTAGGGAGTCTCGTGGCAAGAATGACGGATGACGAGTTAGTAACTCTCGTCGACAAAGAGCTACACCAATCCGTCGGCTATTTCTCCGGAGAACTCTCGGAACAAAGACGTAAATCGATCCAGTACTACTACGGTCAGCCGTTCGGTAACGAAATCGAAGGGAGATCCACATACGTCTCCCACGACGTTGCAAACACTGTAGAAGGCATCATGCCGTCCCTGATGCGGATCTTCACCGCGTCAGATGAGATCGTCCGATTTGAACCCCAGGGACCTGAAGACGAACAGGCCGCCCAGCAAGCAACCGACTACGTCAACTATGTGTTGATGCGGCAGAACAACGGGTTTTCCCTGCTGTATTGCCTGTTCAAAGACGCCCTGATGGTCAAGAACTGTTTCTCCAAGTCCTATTGGGAGGACTACGAGGACAGGAAAGTCGAGACCTACGCCGGACTTTCACCGGATGAATTGATCATGCTGGTGACGAACTACCAGAATATGGGGTTCGAAGTCGAGGTGAAGGAGTACGACCAGGAAACCGGAACGGTCAAGTTCGAGATCCTGAAGACCGGTGGAAAGATCTGTGTCGACGCCTGCCCTCCAGAGGAGATCTTCGTCAATCGAGGCGCCTCACACGACCTCCAGAAGGCCCGTTTTGTAGCTCATCGTTGCAAGAAGTCCCTCTCCGACCTGAAACAAATGGGTTATCCGGTCGACGACATCAAAGGAAACGATGATGACGGGGACTTTGACCTAGAAGCAATTGAAAGACGGAACTTCGACGAAGACGGCCTCTACATGCGGGATGAGAGGGACGATGCCACCCGTGAAGTCTGGATCGTCGAGGCTTACATCCGGGTTGATTTCGATGGAGACGGCATTTCCGAACTCCGCAAGGTCACGAAAGTAGGAAAGACGCTCCTCGACAACGAGGAGATCGACCGGATTCCTCTGGCAACGGGAACCCCGATCATCATGCCTCATAAGTTGTACGGCATGAGTCTTTCGGACCTCGTGATGGACCTGCAACTGTTGAAAAGCACGGTTGCACGGCAGGTCCTGGACAACATGTACCTGACCAACAACAGCCGAATGATGGCGTTGGATGGGATGGTGAACATCGACGACCTGTTGACGGTGCGTCCGGGCGGGGTTGTCAGAGTCAAGACCTTCGATGCGGTTAAACCGCTCCAGGCCCCTCCGTTGGGAGCCCCGGCGTTCCAATTGTTGGAGTACGTGGACGCCGCTCTTGAGAACAGAACGGGTGTAACCCGCTACAACCAGGGATTGGATGCTGACAGCCTGAACAAAACGGCGACTGGCATCCAGAACATCATGTCGGCGTCTCAACAGAGGATCGAGCTGATCGCCCGGATTCTTGCCGACACGGTTGTGAAGGACATCGCCTGGGGAATCCTTCACCTCGCGAGTAAGCATCACACCAAGCCTCAAGTGATGCGCCTGAACAACAACTGGATCGCTGTCGACCCCAGAGAGTGGTCGAACAAGTTCGACATGACCGTTACGGTGGGTCTGGGAACGGGGAATCAAGATCAATTGATGGCCTCCGCTCAAGCCCTGATGAACATCCAGAAAGAGATTGCGATGGCCGGGATGGGCGGACGGGTTGTGACAGAGCAGAACGTCTACGAGGCGGCGATTGACTTTGCTCGCGTTGTTAATCCTAAGAAGGCGGATCGGTACTTCACTGACCCGTCAAAACTTCCGCCACCTCAACCTCAGGTGGATCCTGAAGTCGAGATCAAGAGGTTCAAGGCGGAGACCTCGGCTCAACAGAAAGCTGAAGCTCAGGAACTCGCCCGAGAAAAGCAGACCGCTGACACTATTATCCAGGCCAAGACGCTCGAACAGTCGGCCAAGGATCAAGAGTTGCGCGCTACCGAAACTCTCTTGAAGGTGAAGGACGAGCGGCAAAAACAAGAGCACGACCAGGCCATGGCGCAGTTCAAGGCCATCCAGGAGATGCAGAAGGCCGAGGACGAGCAGAAGAAGCGCTACTTCGAGCTAGAGCAGAAGGTCCTGGATCTAGTGAAGCAGAACAACGAACTCGCCGCTCAAAAGCAGGACATGGAGCACAAACAGCGAGAGCACGAAATGAGCATGCGCGAGTCCGCCCAGAAACAGGAAAACGAGAAGAAAGAGCAGAAGGAGGACGGCATGTCCAAGCTCATCGCTGAACTCGTGGCGGAACTGAAGCGACCCAAGACATTCAGTAAATCAGGCGGAAAGGTGACGATCCAGTGAGTCTAGGAAACACATTCGAGAACGATCTCGCGAAGCTTATTTTCAACGGGACGAATATCGCCAATATCGCGGACAACGCCGCCTCGGGTCCGCTCTCTGATCTGTATCTGTCCCTGCATACCTCAGACCCTGGCGAGGGCGGGAACCAGACCTCGAACGAAATCAGTTACACCGGCTATTCAAGGGTGGCGGTAGCTCGTTCGAGCGGTGGATGGACAGTTACCGGGAACTCGGTCTCCCCGACGGCAAACGTTGACTTCACGATCTCTTCCGGCGGTAGTGGCGGAACGGTGACCCACGCTGTTGTCGGAACTGCTTCGTCCTCGACAGGGAAGATCCTGGCCATCGGAACTGTCACCCCGAACATTGTCGTGAGCAATGGGGTCACCCCTCGTATCACGACCTCCTCGACGATCACCTTCGACTGATGCTCACGCCACAGCAGCTTGCAACCCTGAAATCTGCCATTCAGGGCGATCAGGAATTGAACGCCTTCCCGATGAACTCGGACGGGGCCTTCGACATCGCCCGGAAACTGAACGAAAAAGCTGCACCGGACTACTACGTCTGGCGGACATCGGTTCAGGTGGACGAAATCATGCAGAACGGTTTCGACTGGACTCGGGTGGACAACCTCACAGTAGGCAAAGCCCGTATCTGGGATTGGATGATGCGCACCGGGATTCTCAATCCTTCTCGTGCAAATGTCCGAGCCGGGGTCGTGGCGACCTTCAACGTCGCCGCAGATCAGGCTACTCGGCAAGCCGTGTTCAATCACTGCCAGCGTGTTGCAACCAGGGTAGAGAAGCTCTTCGCTACTGGCTCTGGAACGGCAAGCAACGATCAAGGGACCGGTCCCGCGACCATGGGGTTTGAAGGCCCGATCTTCTATCAAGACGTAGAGATGGCCCGTTAATGGCCCTGACCTATGTTGGGCCAACAACAATCACGATGGATCTGTCGGCACTGGCTGCGTCCTCGACATTCATTGCCGGGCGTGAATCCAGCCAAATCGACAACTCGTCGAATCTCTATCAGGACGCCATAGTCTTCGGGCGATTCATTGTTGGAACGACACCCACACTCCCGTGTACGTTCAACGTGTATCTCTGGGGCGCGGATGTCTCCCTTGGAACGACGGCTATCAACGTATTGGATGGGACGGACAGCGCTGAGAGTCTGACGAACACCACGGTTCTCAACTCGTCCCTGATCCTGGCACGGTCTCCTAGTATTCTGGTGAACACGTCTGACCTGACCTACGACATTTCCCCGTTCAGCGTTGCGCAGTTCTTCGGAGGGAACATGCCGAAGTTCTGGGGGTTGTACTGCGCGCACAACATGACGGCAGCTCTCAAGACGGATTCGGGAAACACTAACTCCTTCCGTTTCCTCGGAATCACGTACTAAGGCGCGGCAATGCTCCTGTTGCCGGTGTCACGTACACGGCAGCCGCAGGACCATGTTGGCCTTGATGTAGGGAATCCCCTTACTAGAGGGATTTTCTTCGTATCCAATGGGGCAACCTCCGGATACGACCCGGTCAACAAGGTCTTCCCGACGACCTCGGGGTCGAGTGTTACGCTGCACGGTGTTGGCGCTTCAGGGAAAGCCCAGGTATTCAGTAGCTCGGGCTACAGAAACTACGCCAATGCCGACAGCCTGATATTCGCCAACGGCTACTCGGTCCTGAGTGTTGCGCGCTCAACGAGTCTGTCGTCGCAGTCTGGTCTCGTAGCGAAGTGGGACGCGGCGGTAGGAAACACCGTCCCGATGACGTTCTTCGTCAGGTCGGACGGGGCTTTGGCGTTGTGGCGCAACGTCGGCGGGACAAACAACGGGACCCGGGGCACCACTGCTGGTGACATCGTCACCGGTCGAGACTTCGTTGCTTCTGTCGATGCTGGAAGTACGGCACTCAATCAGCCGAACTTCTACATCGACGGCAGTTACCGCTCCGATAGCTGGAAGTTCGGTCCGAACGGTAGTGATGTGGCCCTACAGGACGGGGCTAATAGTATCTTCGGCGTAGGCGCCAGCAACGGCGGGTCTACCACATGGCAGGGCAACATCTACCTGACCGTGTGCTGGAACCGCAGGTTGACGGCGGAAGAGCACATCGCTCTCCACGACAACCCGTGGCAGATATTCGCGCCTACCCGCAGGCGAATCTCGCAAGGGTCAGCGGTCTCTGGTGGCGCTCTTAGTGTCGCCAACGAAGTAACGGCGACGTTTGCCGGCGAATCGAGACACGACGGTGCTCTAAGTGTTACCAACGCCGTTGCCTTTTCAGCCGTTGGCGAGTCGATTGCAGAAGCCGCGCTATCGAGCGCCAGTGAAGTCACTGTCTCGTTCGATGGTGACGATGCAACGCAGCCCACTGACGACGGGGCACTGGATTCGACCAGTACGGTCGATTTCCTGGCGGAAGGCGCCTCAATTGCCGAGGCGAGCTTTGATTCCTCTTGCCATGTAGACGTTCAGTTTGGCTCTGATGCGCCGGTTATTGAAACGGCTTCCGGCCCTGCTCCTGCCGGTTCCCGTAAGCGCCGCTACTACCTCCCCAACGGGGAGAGCGTCTACGCCACTCGACGAGAAGTCATCCGACTCCTCGATGAGATGGCCGAGGACCAGGAAGTCGTCGAGAAGGCCGTCGAGGTCCTCAAGACCAAATCGACGAGGGCTGCGAAGGTCGTCCTTACGAAGGTCGTCAAGTACGACATCGAGGACCTCCCGAAAGCCGTCATCAAGCAGGTGTTTGAGGAAGTTACAGAAGACATGGAGCTAGAAGCCCATGCCCACTGGTACATCAACTGGGAGCGCGATCTGATCCTGAGAGCGCTGGAGAGGATGTTGTGACACCAGAAGACGAGATTCGACGAGGCGAAGAAGCCTCGCGCATTGCGAACAACCCACTCTTCAAGGAATCGATGGCGGTCTTGAAACAGGCCCTCATCGACCAATGGCAACTAACGCCCTTGAAGGACACCGAGATGCGCGAGCACCTCTGGGCCATCTACGTGGGGACGCACAAGTTCGAAGAAATACTCCGATCAATCATGGATAGCGGAAAGATGGCCGCCATCCCGAAACCGCAGGTGTAAATGGACGCTGTCGTAGCAGAGAAAAGCATCGAAGATCGTTTCGCAGCCCTCGAAGAACCCGAAGCGCCTCCCGAAGAAAAGGTAGATGCCCAGGAAGAAGCTGCTCCCGAGGCGAAAGAGGAAGCGCCTGTAGAGGCCAAGGAAACAGACGAGAACGTCATCGAGCTGGACCCCGATGCTCCTCTGTTCGACATGGAGGTCGCGGTAGAAGGGGGAGGTAGGGAAGCGAAGAAGGTTTCCCTCGCCGAACTCCAGAAGGGTTACATGATGCAGTCCGACTATCAGCGCAAGACCGCTGAAGTCGCTCGGGAGCGTGAAGCCATCCGCACCGAGGTCAAGAAAACGGTGGATGCCGAGACTGACAAGTACATCCACAACATCCGGGTATTCCAGGAAGCGGTCGTGAAGATGGCCGCTCCTGAGCTGGGCAATGTCAACTGGGCGGAACTGGCCAAGGACGATCCAGCCAGATATGTCGAGTTGAAAGCGAAGGCGGAGAACGTGTTTCAGGTTCTCCAATCCGCAAATGCAGAGGTTGAGAAGGCTAACAACCAACGCAACGCGGAGATGCAGCAAACGCTTCAGAAGCAGGCCGCAGACGCGGTCGAGGTCTTGAAGCGTGACGTGCCCGACTGGTCCGACGAACTCTATAGCGGTGTCCTGGATACCGGTGTGAAGGACTACGGATTCACTCGGGAAGAAATGAACCAAGTGACCGATCCCAGAGCTATCAAAGTGCTCCTGGACGCGAAGAAATATCGCGCTCTCCAGGCAGCCAAGCCCAACGTGGAAAAGAAGCTGGTAGCGGTGCCCAAGGTCTTAAAGCCAGGCTCAACTGCTCCAACGGATACGGAAACACAAAAAGCGCGAGAGGCCCGTCAGGCTCTCAAAAAGAGCGGCTCTATGGACGCCGCACGCAATGTTTTCCTTCAAATGGAGCGATAAATGGCAGTCCCAACTGGTACTTTTCAGACCTTCCAGAGCATCGGCAATCGGGAAGATCTGAGCGACATCATCTACGACATCTCGCCGACTGGAGTTTCGGTCCGCTGATTCGAAAGGATCAGTTGCAACTGGGTGAATTGCTGGGAAGCCTAGAACAGGCAATCAGCAGCCAAGCCGCGCAGGGATGTGCGGAAGGTTCAGAGACTAGGCGCATACCGCTAGATCAGCGATGCAGCGCCCACGAGTGCCCAGCCCCCTCAGGGGTGAAGATATAGTCCGAACTGCATGGGGACATGCAGAAGCACGGGATAAAGAGCCTGTGCGGTAACAGGGGCGGAAACCCCCTTCATGTCAGCCGCGGGCAAGCAAAACGTCACCGCGACCTACACCGAATGGCAGACTGACGCACTGGACGACGTTGGTGCAAACGCCAATGTCCAAGGCGACGACGCCTCGACCAACACCGCCGTTCCGACCGTTCGCCTGCGCAACTACTGTCAGATCCTTGACAAGGTAGCCCAGGTCTCCGGCACTCAAGAGGAAATCGACAAGGCGGGTCGCAAGTCGGAAATGGCCTACCAGATGGCCAAGCGTTCGCGTGAACTGAAGCGCGACCTGGAATACGCCCTGGTGCAGAACCAGTCGTCCACTTCCGGTGGCGCCGGGTCTGCTGCCCTGATGGCCTCCGTGGAGTCGTGGCTCAACAGCCGCACCGCTTCTGGTCAACGGCGTGGTTACACCTCCCTGCAACAGACCGGTACTGCGGCGACTTCCTCGGGCTACGTCTCGGGTACGGTTGCTGCTCCGACTGACGCCGCGACCCCGGGAACGCTGACGGAACAGGCCCTCAAGTCTGTGATCGCAGAACTCTGGGACGCGGGTGGTGATCCGTCGACGATCATGGTGGGCGCTGCTGGCAAGCAGAAGATTTCCACCTCGTTCGCTGGTATCGCGACCCGTTACCGTGACGTTCCGTCTGGAAAACAGGCCCAGGTGATCGGTGGTGTGGATCTCTACATCTCCGACTTCGGCGAACACCGTATCGTGCCCAACCGCTTCATGCGTACCCGCACGGTCCTGGCCCTGGACATGGAGTACTGGGCTGTGGGTTACCTGCGCGGCTTCCGTTCGAGCGATCTCGCAAAGACGGGTGACTCGATGCGTAGGCAACTGCTGGTGGAGGCGACCCTCATCGCCAAGAACCCGGCAGCCAGCGGCAAGATCGCTGACGTGAACTTCGCGCTGTAACTTGACGGGGGAGCTTCGGCTCCCCCTTTCCTATGGACACCTACACCGTACTGAAGATCGAGAAGGACCTTGTATCGGTTCGGTACGAGTTCAAGCTGGAGAAAGGGACTCAGGTCGAAGAAGTGGAACTGTCCGCTCCGACTGCCTCTTTAGAGAAGCTGGAAGCGGCCATTGTGGATCACGGCCTGCGACTGAAACCCGTCCGGAAGAAGGTGGAACCGGATCTCAATTCCATTGTCGGGATCACGAAGGATCTCGCCACGAAAAGCGTAGTCGAGAAAGGTGAAGAGACTCCTCGACTATGACCCCCTGACCGGGGTCAAGACGATGTTCGAGCACAACGACCTCACTGATGAATCCATCATCAGTTACGAGGCTGATGCGGAGCCGAATCTCGAACACGCCAAGTCTTTGGCAAACGACGACGATTACACCCGGCAGGGCATGAAGCATTCAACTGTTCACTATGCCCACATCCCTGCCGTACTTCTGTTGAAATGGCACGCTGAGGGGGTCAACATCAAGGACAATCAAGAGCTGTTCAAGAAGGTGAACAGCCGAGAGTTCCGCTACCTGAAAACAACGAATATCGTTCATCGTTGAATCCCAGGTTACTGGAGGCGCATAGCCTCATCGGGACGGAACCCGACGTTGCTGCGAAGATTTGCTCGGAGGTTCTGAATCAGAACCCGAATGACCCCGAAGCGCTCTTCGTTCTCTGCTCAACCTTCATCAAGGCTGAGAGATGGGGAATAGCGGCAACTCTGGCTAGACGCTGCACTGAACTCGTCCCGCACAAGTATCAGGCGTGGTCGAACCTGGGTTTGGCTCTATCGGCCTGCAACCAGAGTGACGAGGCAAGGAAGGCCCTGAAGAAGGCCCTCAAGATCAAGCCGGACGCCACTCCGCCGCTGAACAATCTGGCGCTGATGGAAGTCCACGAGTGCAATCCTCAGTTGGCCATCGCCTACGCGGATCGAAGTCTCGCCATAAACCCCGATCAGAAGGACGTAAAGGAGTCCAGGGGATACGCACAGTTGATGCTGCACAACTGGGCTGAAGGTTGGGAAGGGTACGAGGCGATGATCGACAACTCGCCCTTCCGGATCATGAAGCCCTTGAGGGGCGAACCCTACTGGGCCGGAGAGAAGGGCTGCAACCTGTTCGTCCGGAGTGAACAGGGTATCGGAGACGAAATCTCCTTCCTCTCGATCATGGGGGAAGCCAGACGAGACAATCAGATCGTCTACGAGACCGATGCTCGGTTGGAGGGACTGGTAAGACGCTCCTTCCCGGGTCTTGAGGTTCACGGGACTCGTTACATGAAGCCGCGGGGCTGGACGGCTGAAGTCGATACGAGCTGTCTGGTTGGGACCTTTGGGAAACACTACAGACAGAAGGACGAGGACTTTCCTGGGACTCCCTATCTGGTCGCAGATCCGGAAAGACGACTCCAATGGAGGGCGCTGCTAGATACTCTTCCTGGAAAGAAGATCGGGATAGCCTGGACCGGTGGCTTAGCGAATACCTTCAGGCATCGGAGATCCTTCAATCTCGAAGGCTTGTTGCCGATCCTTTCCAAGGACGCTACGTGGGTAAGTCTTCAGTACAAAGATCCCACAGCGGAAATCGCGGAGTTTCAGGCGAAACACGGTATCCAGATCCACCACTGGAAGCGCGCTTCGGAAGCTCAGGATTACGATGAGACAGCCGCTCTGGTGGCGGAACTCGACTGCGTAGTGTCTGTGACGACAGCGGCAATTCACCTTGCTGGTGCTTTGGGGAAGAAGGCATACGTCCTTGTTCCTAACCGCCCACGCTGGTGGTACGGGATGACCGGATCGAAGTCGGTCTGGTACGACAGCATCGAGCTGTTCCGCCAAACCGACAAGTGGCCTGTCGAGATGGTGGCCGAGAGACTGTGAAAATCTTCATCGGGTACGACGACAAGGAAACCGTAGCTTTCCATGTCCTGTCCCACTCGATCCTGAGTCGGTCCTCGATCCCGGTTGAAATCACCCCCCTGAACAGACGGAACCTGGTCGAAATATTCGACCGTCCCAGGGGGGAACTCGAATCCACTGATTTCAGCATCTCCCGGTTCATGGTGCCCTACCTCTGTAACTACGAGGGATGGGCAGTATTCATGGACTGCGACATGCTGTGCCAGGTCGACATAGCTTGGCTAGCTCAGTACATGACCCCGGTCCAGGAACACCGGTACGCGGTTCAGTGTGTGAAACACGACTACGAGCCGAAGGAGAAGACGAAGTTCCTGGGGGCGAAGCAGACTCAGTACTCCCGGAAGAATTGGTCGTCGCTCATGATATTTAACAATCAGCTTTGTAAAACCCTCACCCCTGAATACGTGCATTTCGGGACTGGGTTGAATCTGCACCAGATGGTCTGGGCTGATCGAATCGGGGAACTCCCGAGGGAATGGAACTACCTTGTGGGGGAAGAGAATCAGATGGGTCCTCCCAAGATCATCCACTACACGAAAGGTACTCCGTGCTTTTCGGAATACGCTCAAAGCGAAATGGCCGACCTGTGGCATCAAGAAAGGAAGGCGATGTTGTCGCCTACGGCTTCGGCCGGTTAGGGAAAGGAAGAATCACCCCGGTAGCGAAGTCCTACCAAGCACGGATTTCTGGAGCGGAAGAGTACGAAGGCGGTCACTCCCTGATCCACGGGGTGACGAATACAGTTGTCAGGGATGACACGATCAACGCCGGCTTCAACTGGTATCAGTTGGACTACGGGTACACAGGTGTTAGAGGCGAGTGGTGGCGGTTCACCAAGAACGCTCTCACCCAACCATACATACGTGATGTTCCTCCGGATCGGTGGGAGAAGCACAAGAGACGGATTCAGCCCTGGACCAAGGATGGGGGCCACATCCTCATCGCCCTACAGACAGGGTTTGCCTTGAGGTTCGGGGGTCACCCCAATTTCGAGCGAGAGATCAAAGACGAAATCCGGAAGTACACGGACCGCCCGATCAAAGTACGGGCTAAAGGTATTGGTGGGATAGACAAGGACTTGAGAGGTGCTTGGGCTCTGGTCACGTCGAGTTCTTCAGCGGCGCTGGATGCGATCTGCATGGGTATACCGGCATATTCGTTTCAAACCTGTACCAAACCTATTGAAGATCCTCTCTCGAAAATAGAGAAGCCGAGCTACCCCGAAAGGGAGCCTCTACTCTGGAGTCTCGCGTACTCCCAGTTCACCGCTGAAGAATTGCAAAACGGTTTCGCAAAGGAGCGGGTTGAAAGCGATAACGACGTTCTCGTCCCATGGGTACGAGCGCTACGCAAAACATTTACTCGAAACGTTCGTAAAGACGTGGCCGTGTGATCTCGTAGTCTTCTACGAGAAGGAGCCGCCGGACTTTTCGCATGCAAAAGTCCAGTACCGGCCTCTCAGGGAACTGGAGAACAGGAAGGCGTTTTTCTCCATATCCGAGCTGATTCCAGGCTCTAACGGGACGGCAAAAGGCGACTACAGCTACACCTGGGATGCGCGGAAGTTCTGCAACAAGGTGTTCGCTCAGTTGGCCGTTGAGGACGACTACACGTTCTGGCTCGATGCGGACGTGGTGTGTCATGAACCGATCAGTAAAGACTATTTACTGGGGTTGGTGGAAGACACCTGTGTGACCTATTTCGGTAGGGAAGGGACGTACCCCGAAACAGGGTTTCTGGGGTTCAACCAGACCCACCCGGACTGGCCGAAGTTCAAGGCTCAGTACGAGGCGGTTTACCTGACCGGGAACATCTTCAAGCAACCGGGCTGGCACGACTGCTACGCACTGAAGGTAGCACTGAAGGACATCGCGCAGAGGAATCTATCCCCGATGGGGAGAGGCTATGAGGACGTGATTGGAAGCTCAGAACTCAGTCAGTACCTGGAACACCGCAAGGGGCAACGCAAGTACCGACCCTTTGTATCACGCGATGCTGAACGACGGGTTAATCCTGGAAAGACATCCGTTAGCGAGTTCTTCCTACGGCGTTGAGGAAAAGAACGCCGTTCTAGAAGTCGTCAATTCCGGCATGTTCACAATGGGTGAACGCGTCCGAAAGTTTGAACAGAAGTTTGCCGAGTACATCGGGACCAAGTACGCAGTGATGGTCAACTCCGGGTCTTCGGCGAATCTTCTCATGGTCGCTGCCTACACCCTGAAACACGGCCCCGGGACGGTCGTTGTCCCTGCGGTTTCCTGGGCGACCTCTTACTCCCCATTCCAGCAGTACGGGTGGAAGCTCCGGTTTGTCGATATCGACAGGCAGACCCTCAACTACGACCAGATGGGGTTGTGGAATGCGTGTGAAGACTATCCGGACCTGATTCTCGCGGTGAACCTTCTGGGGAACCCGAACAACTTCTACGGCTTCCCCCGCAGGGTTCAGGTTCTTGAGGACAACTGCGAATCTCTAGGAGCGGTGTACCAGGGCAAGAAAACCGGCTCCTTCGGGCTGATGGCTTCCCACTCGTTCTACTTCGCTCATCACATTAGCTGTGGTGAGGGCGGCGCGATCACGACGGACAGCCGTGAGCTGTACGAGATGCTCTTGTGCCTGCGGTCCCACGGATGGACCCGTCACCTTCCTGAAGACAATGTTCTGAAAGTGAAGCCTGGTCAATTCGACTTCATCTACCCCGGATACAACGTCCGGCCTACAGAGATACAGGCTGCGCTGGGACTGGTCCAGTTGGAGAAGCTCCCGGAGATCATCAGGGTCCGGAGAGAGAACGCCTCCCGATTCCCGCTCAAGACGCAGAAGGAAATCGGTGAGTCTTCCTGGTATGGCTTCGTGGTTTTTGGTGACGACGTGAACAGAGTCAAGGAGTCCTGTGAAACCCGTCCTGTGGTGACAGGGAATTTCCTGCGCTCTCCGTCGATCAAGTACTACAACTACGAAGCTGGTCCAACGCCGAACGCGGACTACATCCACGACAACGCCTGTTTCATCGGCAATCACGCATACAAAATAGACTGGGGATTCCTTGGCGCTCGCTAACTACACCGATCTGAAAGCTTCGGTAGCGAACTGGCTCCACCGGGACGACCTCGTCTCCCAGATCCCTGACTTCATCGCCTTGTGTGAGGCGGCTTTCAATCGGAAGCTCCGTATCCGTGCGATGGAGACGCAGACGACGCTATCGACAGTCGCTAGCACTCGTGGAGTAACCCTCCCGACCCGCTACCGTCAGATGAAGCGGATTTACATCTCTGGGGATGCTCAAAAGCTGACCTTCGTCAGTACCGAGGAGATGTATCAGCGCTACACCACGAACGGCAGGCCGAAGGTCTACTCCATCGAGGGGGAGAGCGTCCTGTTCGGTCCTATTCCGAATGCGGTCTACTCGGTCCCCATCAACTACTTCGCTGCCTTCCAAGCACTCTCCGATTCGAATGCAACAAACTGGGTGCTGACCAACGCCCCAGATGTGTACCTGTACGGGACCCTCGCGGCGGCAGAACCGCATATCGTCAACGATGAACGGCTCGCGATGTGGAAGTCGCTCTACGGGGAAGCAATTGCAGCCCTTCAAACTGAGGACGACAGGGATAGAGCTTCAGGAACGGCTCTGACGATGCGTTCCGACACCGGGAATCCGTGAAACTCCGGTGGGCTGGTTTCGCGCCTGACCTCGATCAGGCCACCCCCGGCATTTGGACTGACTGTAACCACATCATCCCTACACTCAGGGGATTCCGTGGGGCTCCGTCTCCAGTAACGATTGGGCTTCCTGCTGCGGCTGGGGCGGCAACAGGGGCGGCAATCGTCAAGAAGCTGGACAACACCGCCCGGTTCTTCGTTGCCTCGACTGCGAAGATCGAGGAAGCGACTTCAGGGACGGCCTACACGGATCGTTCCCGGGTAGGGGGGTATACCTCTACCAACCGGTTCAGGTTCACCCAGTACGGGGACGTAACACTCGCCACAAATAAGTCCGAGGTCATTCAAGTCTCGACGACTGGGTCATTCGCAGATCAGTCCACCGCTCCCAAGGCCGGAATAATCGAGACGGTCAACCAGTTCGTCTTCGCGTTCGACACGATTGACGGCACCTACGGGACCTCTCCTGACCGCTGGTGGTGCTGTGCGCTGGGAGACTACACCTCCTGGACGCCTGCCATTGCGACCCAAGCAGCAACAGGAAGACTGACTTCTTCTCCCGGCCCTATTACAGCCGGAGTAAGACTCGGCGACAACATCATCGTCTACAAGGAACGGGCGATGTATGTCGGGGTTTATACCGGACCCCCTTTCATCTGGCGCTTCGATGAGATTCCGGGGACGGTTGGAGTCGCAGGAAACGAAGCGGTTGTCTCAGTTGGGACTGCCCACTACTTCCCCGGCTATGAAGACTTCTACGTGTTTGATGGCGCGAGGGCGGTTCCTCTCGATTCACCGGTCAAGCAGTGGTTCTTCGCTGATCTTTCAAAGCAGAACGCTTCCAAGATCATCGGCGTCCACGACTTCGACCGGACCCTCATCAAGTGGCACTACCCGTCTGAAGGGCAGTCCACCCTCAACCGCTGCATCGTCTACAACTACAAGACGGGCCGTTGGGGACTGGATCACCAGACGATTGAGTACGCGGTGCAGTACATCCCTTCGGGGACGGTCTACGACGATCTGGGAGCGACGTATTCCACGTATGCGGATCTTCCGAACATCCCATACGACCAGTTCTATCAGGCTTCAAGACCGGTCCCGTCGATCATCAACACATCCCACCTTGTTCAGTTGTTGAACGGGGCGTGTCAGACGGCCTACTTTGTGACTGGGGATTATGGTGATGAGGAGTACTTCACCACGATCCTGGGGATTACTCCCCGGTGGGCGCAGAAACCAACGTCGTCAACACTGACGAACTACTACCGGGAATACCTGGGGGACAACCTGACCACAGGGGTAACCACTTCCCTCCAGAACGGCCGGTACGACTTCATGCGTTCGTCGAGGTTCCACCGATTCCGTCAGGACATGATCGGGGACTTCGAGGTGTACGGAGCCGATATCCGACCGAAAAAGGGCGGACTTGAATAAGGTCGGCAATCCGGTACTGCCGAAGTTCAATGATCCCGACCTACGCGCTCTCGTTGAGAAGCTGAACCGGTTCCACTCGGAACTCATCACTGCGATGGACCAGGGGAAAGACGGGTATCTGTGGCCCTCGACCTCTGTGGTTTCTGACTACACCTGTAACCAGAACGACGCCCTCATCGTGGCGAACGCGCCGACCGCGGGGTTAACAGTAACCCTCCTGGCTGCTGACTTGGGAGAGTCGAAGCGCGTCGCGGTGAAGCGAATCAACGCGGGAAGCAATGTTCTGGTGTCGAGTCCTGATCTCATTGATGGACAGACGACCCGGACTCTTGCGGCGCAGTACGACGCCATTGATGTGATCTCCGACGGGGATACGTGGCACAGAGTCTAGTCGCGATTGCGCCTGCTGATGTTCGTCAGTACTGGGAAAGAATCAAGGAAGGACTGGCTGTCGTTAGAAAGCGCGGCCCAGTCAATTGGATCGATGAAGACGTGTACGCGAACCTCAAAGCGGGTTCGGCACAACTTTTCATCACAGAAGACACCTTCGTCATCTGCTATCCCGAGAGGATGCACGACGGGATGTCTTTGCACATCTGGATTGCGTACTCCACCCATGGAAACGCGGTGGAGACCTATGAGCCTCAGTTGATCGAGATCGCCAAGGGTTTCGGAGCGATCCGGTTGAAGTGTGAATCAGCAAGAAATTGGGAGCCGAAAGGATACATACCCGTGTCAACGATCTACTACAAGGACATCTGAATGGGTGGCGGCGGCGGTAAGGAAACAGTCACGAAGAACGAGATCCCGGATTGGGCCGTTCCGTATGCAGGGGGATTGCTCAATGTCTCCTGGGCGAACGCCAATCAGCCTTACAAGGATCGCATTGCCCCGTTCTCACAGGATCAGAACACCGCTTTCAGCATGATCCGGGACCGGGCCACTCAGGGCTCCCCTCTGATGACGGGGTCGAATCAGATGCTGACCGACACCGTGAACGGGAAGTACCTGGACCCGACTTCGAACCCTGCCTGGGCGCCGACAATGGACAGGATTCGGGACGAGTATCAGCGAGGGATCGCCCCTCAGACTGCGGCGGCTTTTGCCAATGCCGGAGCCGGACCTCTAGGAGAGTCCTCGGCCTACCTTGAGACCATGGGGGCGAACAACCGGGCCTTCGGGGATACCTTGGCGCAAGCCGGTGGAGAACTCTACAACGCCGAGCGGTTGAATCAAATGAGGGCGGCGATGTTCGCTCCTCAGTATGCACAGGCTGAGTACCAGGATGCACAGGCCCTTGCGGGGATCGGAGACGTTCAGCAGGACTACCAACAAGACCTGTTGAGCGACCTCTACAACTACCCGAGGGAGAGCACCGACTACTTCGCCAACACGCTGGGAAGGGCTATCGGAGGGGCTGGGAGTACCACAGGGCCTAACCCCTATCAGCGTAACCGCGCGGCCTCTGGAATCGGGGGAGCCCTTGGAGGGGCGGGGCTCGGTTACATGATCGGGTCCGGGGCTTCTATCGGCGGTCCCTACGGTGCTGCTATCGGTGCGGGTGTTGGTCTACTTGGAGGACTTCTCTGATGTTCAACATGTTCGGTCCGCAACAGGGTTTGCGGATGCCAAATGGTCCGGCCCTCGGGTTGACGATGGGTTCCCCCTCCTCTCCCGGGTCTCAACCTGGGGTGCCGGGCCTCCAGATTCCTCCGGGGTTAGGTGAACAGATGAACCGGGGAATGTTGGCCCAGTACGCCAACCCCAAGCCCAGTCCGTTGGCTGCTCTGTCCGCCCTTCAGGGGTTGGGAGGCATGGGGCAGCAGCCCATCCCGGTAACTCCGGTGATGAGCTACCGCGCTCCCATGATGCCGTTCAATCCCTTCTCTCCACGACCGACTGCGTTCAATACCGGCCGTCGATAACGATCACTGGCCCGACGTTGTAGCCGGCGGCGTAGCTGGGGAGTTCGCACTTCACCCGGCGTTTCTCCAACTCAAGGACAGTGAGTCGGTAGCCCTCGTCTGTCCAGCGGTAGTAGCCATTTGGGTTGCACAGGTCGCCGGACGAAGCTCTCTCGACCCGTTCTTGCGTGGCACAACCCGCCAACAGGATCAACAGTAGGTATCTCATAGGACCCTCCATGGACGAAGTGACAGATTGGGATTGGCTCCGTCAACCGATCCCCCAGTTCTTTGGTCGCAGCCACGGCTATATCGGGATGGGCACGCCCTACGACTACCGCTTGGAAGGTCAACCGCTCCCGGAAAGCCCGTTTAGCCAGCAGCCAAAGTACAGCCTTGGGGAAGGCATCGTACCGGAAACACAGCTTTTCCCCAAAGTTATCCCCAACTACGGGCCTACAGAGCAGACGCCGGCAAGCGAATGGCTAGGGCAGAAAGCGTTCCCGCCTGCTTCCGGATACTCAAGCGTTGCTCCTACCGGGAGCCCGTCTGCGAATCCCGCGAGCCAGGAAGCATGGCCCATAGGGGCTCTGGCAGCGGGTTTGGGGATGCTGGCCAACAACACGGGGCATTACGGCGCGTTCGGCCCTGCGTTCGGCAGGGGCGGTCTCATGGGCCTGGAAGCCTATGGGGCGGAGCGAGATCGTCAAACCCGGGTAAAGCAGATTGCGGACGAAGCGGCCATGCGTCGGGAGCAGATTGGGATCAATCGCACTCAAGCTGAATACGTAGGCAAGAAGGCGAAGCGGGAAGAAGAC